CTAGCATGCTATTTCGGAGCAGTGGCAAAAAATAAAGATGAGCAGAACAAGGGTCATGATTCCAAGGCTATTATGAAAAAGCTTTTAGAAAATCATGTGTTGTTTTTAAAGCAAGGGCTAATTGAGAGAACTTCATTGAGAGCTAGTCAATACACAAAATTTAGTTATAATCCTGATGCTGTAAGATATGGTGCTTATCTGTACAAGTTGAATGTGGATGGTTCGAATTATTCAGATCTGATTAAAGATAGACTTGAGCACTATTTTTCTACGCAAACCATTGCCTCTCTATTTTCAACAAAAAGCAGCAGTACAGAAGGGCTAGAACACAATGTCAATTCAGACAATGTCGAGATGCTAGATAAAAGGAGCAAAGTGTTTATTGAACTTGTCAAATTGTCGAGAGGAACAGAATTCACACATGTTCATTCCATGTTTGATGAGCTAATTGACTGTTCGCCTGAAGTCTCCTTGTTTAAAAAGAATCAAATAGGCGGAGTTAGGGAAATTTACATTTTGACTCTCAAATTCAGGATTTTAACAAAAATATTAGAAGATTATTCCAGAGCTTTGTGTGACATTCACCCGTCCGAATGTTTGACAAAACCTAATGCTAAATTTGAATTCAATCAGAGCCATGAAATCAAGATTCAAACGAAAATGAAGGGCATGAATAAGAAGCTGGAAAGGATGGATTTCAGATGGTCAGGTGACATGACAAACTGGGCTAACCTTATGCATGTAGACATGTTTTCGACTGCTTTGAAGGTGGTTTTGCCAGAAGGAATTTACAATACTGCCAAGAGAATATTGGACAAGCATAAAACTAAAAAACTCAAGCTGCCAAAAGAGTTATTAGAAAGTTTTTTGAAAGACCCATTGTCCAAAATGTTTACAAGTGAACTCGACAAGTTGAAAGAAGGTTTCGTTAATGGCAATGAGATCATGAATGAACACAACAATTTCATTCAGATGGAAGACAACATGATGCAGGGCATATTACACTACACATCAAGCTTTTATCATTTGTGTCATTTAGAATTTTTTAAGCAGCAGCTCAGCAAGTATCTTGATTTGAAGCAGGTCAACTCAATCATCAGCTTTGAGTGTTCTTCTGATGATGAGGGCATGATTATAACTGTAATTGGAGAATCAATTAGAAAGAAAATGGCCAACTTCAGAACAATGTTTTACAAAATCAAAGATGGTGTTGATAGGTTGTTCGGTGTTAGAACGTCCTTTGAAAAAAGCACATTATCATCATCCCACATCTTTGAATTTAATTCAGTGTTTTTTCACAAATCTGACACTAGTGCTTGCTTAATAAAGCAAATATCTAGATGCATGTATGATCAGCCAACAGAAAGCTTGAATCAAAAAATAATTGGGTTTTACTCAATTTTGAACGAGATTAGGGATCTTGGGGGTTCAGGGGAACTGTGTAGTAGGATTTCTGAATGTCAGAAGAAGTGTGTGGACAGAAGCTTTGGCAAAGACTTGTGCTCATGGTTTGGGGAGATTCATTTACCCAGATTGAGTTTCTTTGGTCATTATGAGACACAGAATGAAAGACTGGCCGGACTAGTTAATCATAATTATTTTAATTGGTTGAACTGTCTGAACTCATCAAAAAACAGAACATTGATGCAACTTTTGGGGAAACACAACCCGATAGAATTCTCAAACAAAACCATATCAATGGAATTCAACTTGTTCCCTCGTCGAATTCACAAATCTATACTAGCTGATCTTGGCATTAAGAAAACAGAAATGGATGAGCAAATCTTTTCTATCATGTTAACACAGACCAATCAATTGAACTTGGATCAAACCAGGGAATATCTTGAGTTTTTGTCTTCGGTGCCATCTTTGGCAAAGAGCTTGGTGTGGTCAACAAGAACAGATTGTGCCATGATCACACCGTTCATCTTAACAAAAAGAATTTTTGATGGGAAAACTGCTGAAGAAATTCAATCTGTGCCTGATCTAAAAGTGGATATACTGGAGATTTTCCCTGAACATGAGGACTTCATGTCAATTAAGACATTGACAGATGTCAACTATGGTTACGTCAAATTGAAAAAGGAACCCACCTTGATGATGAGGCAATTCACTACTATTCAGAGTTTCATCAAATATCGTTATAATTGGCGTGC